GAGGTTGTTGAGTTGGCCTTGCTGGCGGTTATCTTCTTCAGCTTGGTCGGGGTGATCTTGTATTTCACCATTGGCATCCTTGAGCAGCAAAGATGAGCGACGAGCGTTTAAACCTAGTTGACAAAGTGCTGGCGTATGTCAGTAGCCCGTTCCGTCTGTTCGCTATGGTGCTGATGGCGGTCCTGACCTTTGCTGGCTACTTTGTATATACAAACCAAGAGTTGTTGATAGGGGCGTACAAGGAGTCTAAAAAGATTCCCAGCATCGCTGAAGACCGCGTAGAAGACGCAGCAGCCCACTTGTTCAAGCAGTCGGGCGCACAGATCGTGGCGGTGTTTAAAGTCAACTCGATGTTTGGCACACGCATCCTGCACCGGGCCTACGCAAAGGACGGCAGAGACAAAACGAACGACGGGCTGGACGTGGGGCTGTTTACACAGAACGCAGGCAACAATTCAGACGTGGTCAAACTCATGGCAAACGAGATTCCATGCAGCGAATACAAGTCAGCACAGTCGGAAATGGGGCTGTGGTACATCGCCAAGGGCGTTACCTATACGTGCCGCATCAGTGTTCCACCTGAACCGGGGAGGTTCGTTGGGCAGATCACAGTCGGATGGGCTACTCAGCCCGAGGACATGGACAACACCCGCGCCATGCTTCAAATCGCAGCAACCATGCTTTCAAGGAGTAAACAGTAATGGATTGGCTTAAACAAATTGCGCCCACAATTGCCACGGCAATGGGCGGTCCACTGGCGGGGATGGCGGTCTCGGCTATCTCCAAGGCAATCGGCGTGGACCCAGACAAGGTAGGCGACCTGATCTCCAGCAACAAGCTGTCAGCCGAGCAAATTGCTCAAGTCAAAATGGCAGAGATCGAGTTGCAGAAACAAGCGCAGGAGCTGGGCCTTAACTTTGAAAAGTTGTCTGTAGAAGACAGGAAATCTGCGCGTGACATGCAAGCCGCCACGAGGTCAATTGTTCCCCCGGCCTTGGCCGCAATCATCACGATTGGGTTCTTTGGCATTTTGGGCATGATGCTTTTTGGCAAGGTTGACGGCAACAACCCGACGATCTTGATGATGCTGGGCAGCTTGTCCACCGCTTGGACGGGCATCATTGCTTACTACTTTGGCTCCTCTGCTGGCTCACAGGCCAAGACAGACCTTCTTTCAAAGGCTCCGGCAATCAAATGACACCACACTTCACCCTTGCGGAACTGACCGCTACAAGCCACCGCCAGTTTGACAACACGCCAAACGAAGCCGAGACTGCCAACCTACAACGACTTGCTGAGTTCTTGGAGCAGGTCAAGGAAGCGCTGGGCGGCAAGCCGATTATGATTAATTCCGGGTTCAGGTCAAAACAAGTCAACGACAGCGTTGGCTCCAAAGACACGAGCCAGCATAGAATCGGCTGCGCGGCAGACTTACGTGTTCCCGGAATGACGCCAGACCAAGTGGTGCGTGCAGTGATTGCTGCGGGTTTACCCTTTGACCAGATCATCCGTGAGTTTGATGCTTGGACGCATATCAGCGTGACAAACACACCAGATGGAACCCCGCGCAGGCAGGCGCTTATCATTGATAAAGCAGGCACTCGACCTTTCGCCTGATACGTGGGAAAATGAACCATGCCTCTACAAAAACTCCAGCTAAGACCGGGAATCAACAAAGAGTCCACAACTCTGGCCAACGAGGGTACTTGGTTCGAGATGGACAAGGTGCGCTTTCGTTCAGGCTACCCCGAAAAAATTGGCGGTTGGACTCTCGATACCGGCACAACTAATTCTGCGCTGGCACCCCCTGCGGGGTCGTTTTGGGGCGTATGCCGCTCTTTGTTTAACTGGGTTACGCTGTCCGGCTACAACTTGTTGGGCGTTGGCACAAACCTCAAGTTTTATATTCAGAACGGCACCATTGGTATTTTCTACGACATCACACCTATCCGGCTTGTAGAGTCCGTAGCGGCTAATGCGTTTACTACCGTTAATGGCTCGACAACAGTTACGGTAAACGACACAAGCCACGGAGCCGCAACGGGCGACTTTGTAACAATCTCAGGTGTCGGGGGAGCGATAAACGGTATTCCAGCAACAGCACTTAACCAAGAATTTCGACTCACGGTGCTAAGCGCCAATACGTACAGCATCGTTGTTTCTTCCCCGGCAAGCTCCTCGGGAACGACGGGCGCTGCCACGTTTACATATCAAATCTCAATTGGCCCTGAAATCTTTACAGCCCCAAACGGTTGGGGCGCAGGCGGCTGGGGTGGCGTTACTGGCTCGTCAACGCCGACAGGTTGGGGGTTGTCTGCCACAACGGGAATTGCTTCCCAGCTTCGTTTGTGGAGTCAGTCTAACTACGGCGAAGACTTGATCTTTAACCCACGGGGTGGTGGCCTGTATCTCTGGGAAACCAACGCCGACCCAAACATTTTTGACCGTGGCGTTCTGCTCACTAGCGGGGATACCCCAGACGTTTGCAACTTTGTCATGGTGTCGGACGCTTCACGCTTTGTGATTGGCTTTGGTGTAAACGACTACGGCTCCGCCGTACAAAACCCCATGTTGATACGCTGGTCAGACCAAGAAGACTACACCCAATGGACACCGGCTATCACCAACCAAGCTGGTAGTTTCACACTCAGTGACGGTTCTCAAATTATTACTGCTATGCAGTCGCGGCAAGAGATTTTGGTGTGGACAGACTCTGCGTTGTATTCCATGCAATACCTTGGCCCACCATACGTATGGGGTTTTCAACTTCTCGCCGACAACTTGTCTATTGTTGGCCCCAACGCAACATCTACAGCCAACAACATCGCCTACTGGATGGGCGTGGACAAGTTCTACATGTATTCTGGACGGGTGGAAACCCTGTACTGTCCTCTTCGTCAGTATATTTTTAACGACATTAATCTATCCCAGTCATATCAGTTTTTCTCAGGTACCAACGAGGGGTACAACGAGATTTGGTGGTTTTACTGCTCCGCAAATTCAACAGCGGTTGACCGATACGTGATTTACAACCACTTGGAAAAAATCTGGTCTTACGGCACCCTTGCAAGAACGGCGTGGCTTGACTCGCCGCTGCGAGCCTCGCCAATGGCTACAGGATATAACGGGCAGCTTATATACCATGAAAGCGGTGTAGACGACGGCGCGACAAACCCGCCCACAGCCATTACGTCTTTCTGCCAATCTGCCGACATCAACATCGGGGACGGGCACAACTACGGCTTTGGTTATCGGATGATCCCGGACGTTACGTTCAACGGCTCTACGGTGAACAACCCCGCAGTTACCTTTACGCTGCGGCCCCGGCAAAACCCCGGTTCAAACTACAGCGCATCGGCAACCCCTGCGGTCACTAGTACGCAGAACTACCAGTCCACCCGCAATTACGAAGTGCAGCAGTTCACGGAGATCGTGTATGTACGTGTTCGTGGGCGTCAAATGGCGTTCCGAATCAGCTCGAACACCCTTGGGGTGCAGTGGCAGTTGGGTGTGCCGTCCATTGATATACGCCCAGACGGACGGAGGTAAGCCATGAGCAATCCTCTCGTCCGCGCTCCGCGTTTAGTAAGTCCACCGGCTGAATACGACCAACAGTACATGGAGGTGTTGCTTAGCTCCATACGTCTGTATTTCAACCAGTTGGACAACCCCGGAGACATAGCTGGGGCTGCGTTAAACTTAAACCTTGATACGCTTCCAACCGAGGCTGATCTCGCTACTTTAAGGCTTGGCGACGTGTACAGAGACACGCAGGATGGTGTGCAGGTAAATAGTCAAATGCTTCGCATAAAGACAGCACCATGATAAACTCGACCCACCCCCGATTTCAGAGGCAACCATGAATCAAACTGCACAAGGACTCGCTGCGCTAGGTCGCGGGCCTGACACCATGCTGGTCCACATGGCCCCCGAAGAAGTCGCGGGTCTGCAAGCGCTTGCCCTGAAACACGGCGGCACGTTGACCGTCAACCCAGATACAGGTCTGGCAGAAGCGGGCTTCTTGAAAAACATCTTGCCAATGGTGGCTGGCTTTGCGCTTGGCCCTGCCGGGTTTGGGTTGATGTCTTCCGCTATGGCGGGCCTTACCGTCGGCGGCATTACTGCCCTTACTTCTAAGAGCTTGGAAAAAGGTTTGATGGCCGGTCTGGGTGCGTACGGCGGCTCCGAGTTGGGTGTTGGTTTTTCAAACGCTGCGCCAGCCCCAGAGGCACTTGCCCCCGCAACCAGTCCCGCAGTAGCACAAGCACCAAACGTGGCTGCAATTGGCAGTTCTGGCCCCCCGACCCTTGCAAATGCGGCAACGGGGCCTGCCTCGGGTTTTAACCCTGCGTTTGATCCTACCGTTAGTAGGTTTGTGACACCTGCCACACCTTCGGCATTTCCCGCCACACTTACGCAACCCCCGCCCATAAACATTGGTCCAACGCCGGTTTCGTTTGATCGCGCTGTGTCTGGGTTCAAAGCAGTTACAGATAGCCCCGGTTC